CGCGCCCCTGTCTGCCCCGCCCATTCGGAGAACAGGGCCCCACCAGCCGTCCCCGCCCACTTGTCATGGTTGCCGATGATGTGGGCGTCCCACTTCACGCCACTGCCCTTCATCATCCACTCGGCGACGACATATCCCTCGGCGATGGACATGCGGTTCTCGGCCTGCTTCGAGGCCAGCTTTCCGGTCTCATGGAAGTTGTCGAGGATGTCCCCCATGTTCACGCACCTGATCTTCGCGGCGCGACAGAGTTCCAGATCGTCCCTGAGGGCGAGAAGGTTCGATCCCTTATTCTCCACGTGGGGGTCACCGATAAACGCAACTGCGAAGGGTTCCGTTCGGACTGGCACGAGCTTCCGCCACTTCTTCTTGGATGCCTCGATGTACCGTTCGTTCTCCTCCCCGTGCCGCCGGAAGACCTCATCGATGGTCGGGCGGTCGTCATCTTCAGCCCTGACGTTTGGGGCCTTGGGGTACAGGTCCGATACCTCGACCCCGTACCTGTTCCTCGCCACAGAGATGTGGTTGTAGACCGTAGCCCGGGACATCCCGTGGTCCCTCGCCATCGCAGAAATCGCCGACTTTTGATTGTGGCGCTCCGGCTCGTCGAGGTAGTACCCCTCCTGACAGGCGTATCCTGCCACGCGTTTGACCGTCTCCATCACGATCTTCTTGCTCAGCTTATTCATCGTCACTCCCCTTGGCGGGACCAAGGGTCATGGAGAGTTCACCGCGAAGCTGCTCCTCCCTGATCGTGGTCTCAACGGCCTTGACCAAGCGGGCGATCCCTCGCGCCACGGCCATGTCGCCTTCGGTTCCGTCAGTCCATCTGTCTGAGGGCTTCCCCGATGCGGCGCGGGCAGCGTACTCAATCGCGGCCTGAACGTCGGGGTGTAGTTCCTGCTCTTCCATATCTCGTACCTCCGTATGGCGCGGCAACTATATGGGTTTCTGAGAAAAAATAAAGTCATGTGAGTTTCCATGAAAAAGGGCGACCCGAAGGCCGCCCCAATTCGTCTCTCGTCAGTGCCCTCAGGCCCCGGCGGAACCGTAGATGCCAAGGGGATCGGAGACGCCAAACGAGTAGCGCTCCCGAGCCTTGTACCGCACGTTGCCGGTGTCGAAGTCGCCATCCATCGAGGTCGCCATGGGCGAGCGCACGAAGTGCTTCATGCCGTTCGGGCAATCGGTGATGATGAACCAAGCATCGGTGTCCGTGAGGTAGTGGTTCACACGGTGGCCCTCGGGATAGGTCCCGTTCGACACGATGGACGACACGTCGTTATCCGACGTTCCGACCCGCATCTCCGTTTCAAGGAGGCGCGTTGCCACGTGATGAAGCGCAGGCGGCACGATCAGCTTGCGCGGACGGCAAGCAATCAGGAGGCCACGCTCATCGACGAAAGCGGCGATGTCGATCTGAGCCTGCTCCAGCGAAGTCTCGTTCAGGTCCGAGAACGTCGTGGGGCGGTTGGAGTTGGTGGCGCCAGCGACCGTCGGGTGAGCGGTGTTGAACAGCGTCACGCCGTCGCCCGAGTTGTAGGTCGTGAAACCATCGTTCAGCAGCGCTGCACCTTTCACCTGCTTGGTGTACGCCATGCCGCGAGCCAGTGCCTTGGTGTAGCGAGCCGAGAGCGCGTCGTAGAGGTTGTCCTCCACAGCTTCCTCGGTGATCGAGAACCCCATGGCCACGGTCTCGTGGGTATAGCGGGCGGTGAACGCTTCCTGCGCGGTGTCGTACGAGATCGCCTGACCTTCCGGCTTCACCGGGGCAGCGCCGAAGCCCGAAAGCTTCTGCTCTTCCTCGAAGGAGCGGTCGGAGGTTTCCGTCTCGTAGACCTCTGCGTGTTCGTTTTCGTACTTCGCGTACTCCAACCCGAACAGCGCGTTGAGGCCCGGCAGGAGTTCCTTGAGAAGCTGTGCTCTTGAGATAGCCATCTTCGGTTACTCCTTAAATGCCGACATCGATGGACATCGAGTGCCACGCCGGGTTGATCTTGACGAGGACATCCGGATAGGCATCTCCGGTCGGGCTTACGAAGCCCTGAATGCGGAAGGGTGCCGTGGTCTGGATGACCGTCGCGTCGAGCGCCGATGTGGATTGTCCAGTCGTGGTGTTGCCGGTCGAGGTGCTCTGCGCCGCAGCGAAGAACGTGTTTGCCCCAACGTCGCCTTGGTCGGCTGCGCCATCAAGCTGCGCTTGGAAGAGGACCATGGGGTCGTCAACCACGTAGCACTTGATGTCGTTGCCGCCGGAAGTCGTGCCCGTCGGGAAGTAATTCGAGTGGATCACTTGCCCTTCCGAGTTCACGTACTCACAGCCCATGAAAACGCCGATAGCGCCGGTCATCCCGGAGCTCGAACCCGTCGGCCAGTCGTTCGTGGTCGCGTCAGCGCCGGTGCCAGTCACGAGTGCGACGTAGCCTGCGGCAGTGATGTAAACCACTTGGCCTTGGTAAAGGTTCGATGCGTACCCGCTGTCAATCAGGTACTCCGAGGTGGCTCCGGCATACGGAAGGCCGTCAGCCCGACGAACGGGGCGAAGACCATACGGTGATGCGGTAGTAGCCATTGCTCTGCCTTCATCTTGGTGTTGGTGTCATGCCCTCGCGGGCTCGAATTGCGTGTCAGTCTTCACGAAAACCAGATACGCGCGTCTTGCGTTCGGGCGGGAGGAGCGGCATGCGCGGATCGCTCTGTCTCAGGTAGCTCCGGTCCACGGCCTGCATTTGGCCTTCGGACTGTTGCCTCTGATAATCCCTGCGCTGTTGCAGGAGTTCCGTGGGAGCCTTGCACAGGATCAACCCACCGATCTCGATGTTCTCCGGGAACCTCGTGTCGTGATCGTTCACGACCCTCAGCTCCGGTACCTCACTCCGGGACACAGGTTCCCAGCCTTCCCTCATTTTCGCCGATACATTGACGTTGTCGGACTTGCCGACGAGAGAGGCCCGGATATAGCGGAACTCCCAGCCCTCCTGCGGTTCAGGCATCGGGAGAAGTTGCGGCGGCTTCCAAGTGGTGGGCCGAGTGCTGTTCTCACGAGTGTCTGTCTCGCGCGGTTTGCGAGTGTCTGCCATTATCTCTGTTCCTTCATGAGTTGCGCCGCATATTGTTCGGGCGTGAGGCCCAGTCTCTTGGCGAGTGAGACTTGTGTCTTGGTCAGACGCACAGTGCGTGGCTTTCTCGGAGCGCTTCGGCTCGGTGCGGCTACCACGGGTGCCGGGTTGTCTCCGTCATCCGGGTCACCCCCGGAAAAGTTCGACGGAAACATTTTTCGCATCTCTTTGTCGATTTGTCCATAGTATTCTTCCGTGTCCGGTTGGACCCCCTTGTTTCGGATGAGGTCTTCATGGACGCCGTAGGCATACGCGGTCATCTTGGGGTCCTTGTTGAACCACTCGTTGTTGGCAGCCCACTCCATGGCCAAGCGAGAAGGAGCCCTGCGCTGGGGCTGCTCCTGCTTGGGGGCTTGGGCGCTGTCCGGGTTGGCTTGCGGCTGCGGGGAGGCGTTATAGCGGCGCTTGAGGCCCTCGAAACGGCCCTTCTCGGTCGAGAGGGACGCGAGCTTGGCCTGAGCCTCCACGATGGCGTCACTGTCGCCCGTGTCGTAGGCCTCCTTGAGCTCACGCTTCACGGCGTTCATCTGCGCCTCGATGCGGCCCTCGGCCTCCTTGTAGAGGTAGCCCTCGCCGTCACGCATCTGCTTCCGCAGCTTGTCGAGTTCCGCCTTCGTGGTCTCGGCGAACCGCAGAGCCTCCGCCCGCATGCGGTCAGCTTCCTCCTTGGCCCGGCGCTCCTCGTGGCGCTCGTATGTCAGTTGCTTGATGCGCTTCTTGACGCGATCCGAATACTGCTCGGCCTCGTCGTCGTCCTCGTCGTCCCCGCCGTCATCGCTGGCGGTCTTGCCGCCCTTGAACGGGGCGGCGTCATCGTCGTCGCCCTTGGGCTTCACGTGCTTCCGGTCCTCCGGCGGCGTGTCGTCCACGATCTCAAGCTCGAACTCTTCGTCTTCGTTCTCGTTCTCTTTTGCCATCAGAACGCCCTTTCATATCCGCGAGGATCGTCAATGACGGCCTCCACGGTGTCATCGTTGATCAGACGGAACTCCTTCCCGTCCACCTTGAAGCGGGTGCCCGAGTAGGATCGGAAGATGACGAAGTCACCCTCCTTGCACCATGGCCCGTTCGGGAACTTCTTCTCGTCCGCGTACGCATCACTGCCGATCTTCAGCACGAAGCCGAGGATCGAGGCGACACCCTCGCGGTCTTTCAGTTGGTCTGGGAGGAAGACACCGCCCTCCGTCCTCTCTTTGGTCGAGGGGATGGCGATGAGTATCTTGTAGCCTGACGGCTCAGGAACGCGCAGCGTATCGGTATCGCTGGCGATCTCTTCGGCGTTGTACATTCTTACCTGCTCGCAGAGGGAAACCGCCCTCAGTCGGTGCAGCGTTGGGCTGTCAGCGCCCAACCTACTGCCCGAAAATTAATTCTCAAGAGTTTTTTGCTCAGCTTCCCTCAGGATACCAAGTGCGGTACGCAGCGCGTCAAGAACCATCTTCTCATCCTTGTTCGGCTCAAGCGCCATCTTCACGCTCGCGTTCAGTACGGCCCGCACCTCCTCGGAGTTCAGGCGCTCACGCATGTGGCCCATGTTCATGCCGTGCTTGAAGGCCTCAAGCTCAATCTCCATCAGAGACACGTTCTCCTCGTGCTCCTGCTTGCGCTCCTTGAGGTCAAGCTCGCGCATCTGCATCTGCGTGATGGGGTCCTCGGCCTTCTTCTGAGCCTCCTGCTGAGCCACCTCCGCTTGGTTTGCGGAAAGCAACTTCTGAGCGGCCTGCGCGGTGAGGCGCGAAACCTCAAGCTCCACGTCCTCAGGCATCGGCTCATCCGGCGACGGCATCGAGACACCGAGGTTCTTCTCGATCTCCTTGCGGTACTGGAATGCCACGTGCTCGGTGATGTGCGACGACATGGCGGACATGATCGCCTCTGCGAACGGCGACTGCCCCACCAGCTGCTGCACCTTCGGGTCCTGCGCCATCGCAAGGTGAACCCCGATGTGGGCCTCGTGGTCTTGGTACATGAAGGCCTTGACCGGCTCCTGCTTCAGGATCGCCATGTTCTCCGTGACGGGGTCCATCGCCTTGATGTCGTCCGGAAGCTTCACGATCTCTTCAGCGTTGTCGATCTGGAGGATTTCCAGCATCTGCCGGTGCAGCTTGCCCATGTTGTACAGCTGGGGCGCTTGGGATGCCATCTGCATCGCAGCTTGGTGTGAGGTCACTCGCTGAGCAACGGTCGCCGCGTTGGGGTCAGAGACCGGGATCACGTCCACCCGGCCATCGAAGTCTTCCTTGCGGTTGAACTCACCCTCTTCGTCCCAGTCGTAGTCCGGGCCCATGTAGTCGTGGATGATGTGCGAAAGGATTTTCAGCTCGCGCTTCTGCGCTGCGTGCAGGCGGGCCTGAACGCCAGACATCACCTTCAGCTGCCGCTCAAGGATCGCGAAGGCGGTGCCAACCGGCATCTCCTTGCTGAACTGCGTGATCTCCGTCTCGGCGACCGCGCCGATCCGGCGAGCCTCATCGACGATGCTGCCGAGGAGATTGTACAGCGTGGCCGACGGCTCCTTGAACGGAAGCGGCATGATGCTGTCTTGGATGCGCGTGCCGGGCACATCGATGTCCCGGAACTCCCCGGGCTGGAAGGCGCTGTCATCGCCCTTGTTCCGCATGCCCCGGGCCTTGAAGCCTGCAGGCAGGTTGGAGAGCGTGCCCGCGTCGATGAGCTGCCGCAGCACCGAGGTGGCCGTCTTGCTCAAGCCGCCAAGCAGGTGGATCAGGCCGATGCCGTAGAACCCCATGCCGGGCAGGTACTTGTAGTGAATGAAGTGCATCCGGCGGCGGCGCTTGGGGTCGCTCTCCCGCCAGTTCCGGCGCACCGAAAGAAGTTCACCTGAGCTTTTATCGACCGTCACGACGTAGGGGCGGGCAATGCCCTCCTCGTCCTCGATCTTCATCATGACGTGCTGCTCAAGCAGGACGAAGCGGCTGTCGTCTGTGTACGATGGCTCCTCGCCAGACACATCGTCGTACTTCTTTTGGATATCCGAGCGCCACTCGACGGGGTCACCAAGCGAGATGTCGCGGTAGAAGCCAATGTCCATCAGCTCCTCGACCTCCTCGCGCGTCTTCCGCATGACGTGCGTGAACCGCTGCGCGGTCATCAGGTTCGTGGCCCCGTAGGAAACGACAACGTCCTCGGCGGGAACGAACATGGAGCTTGGCCGCTCAGTCACTGGATCGTAGAATGCCTTCTTGAAGGCTGAGCCCGCCATGGGCAGGTGGAAGAGCTTCTGCTCTGTCTCGTCGCGGTACTCCTCCATGTTCTCCGTGAGCTGGTAATTCATCTCACGCTCGATCCGCTTCGCCTGATCCTCCTTCTTACCATCAAGCTTGCCGAGGATTTTGGATCGGACAGGGCCTGAAGCAGGGAAGATTTCACCCATGGCCTGCGCCTGAAAGCGGATGATGCTCTCCGTCAGGACGGGGTGGAACACGCCGGATGCGCCCTTCCACGGTTCTTCCCTCTTCTCCACCTGCAGGCCCAGCAGGTCGAGGCCGTTCACGTAGGCTCGCGCCCACTCCTTGCGGGATGAGAGGTCGTTCTCGAAGTTCTCGACCACGCTAGACGCGATCTGGGCGATCACGTCATCCTCAAGATCGTCCACGATGTTGTCGGAGAAGCCCCGCTCCAGCTCCTCCTCGTCGAGGTCGATTTCCATGCCTTCGTCGTCGTCCTCGGCGAGAACGACTTCCATCGCCTCGGCCTCAATGAGGTCGATCTCGGGCGTCTGCAGGGGTGGTCCGATGGTCGCCATTTTCTGCCTCAGTAGTACACGTATTCTTTGGGAGCATAGTCGTCTTCTTCGTCGTCGTCCATTTCTGTTGTCAACCACCCGCCCTGACGGAACCTCAGGAGTGCCTGAGACATCGCATCGACGTAGTCATCATGGTCGCCATTCGGGAACGAGGCGCACTGCTCGATCACCTCTTCGGCCCACCGCTTCTTGGGGGCCCAGACGTATCCAGAGGCGAAGAGGTCCGTGACGGCGTTCACCCGGCTGATCTTGTCCTGCCCTCGTGAGGGGGTGAACTCCATGACCGGGATGCCCATGGCGCGAAGCTCGAAGATCAGGGGGGCACCCGAAGCCTTCTTCTCGACGATGAACTGGTCTGGCTCGAAGTCCATGTACAGCTCCCGCGCCGCGCGCTTGAGGTCAGGGAACTCCACCTTCTCCGCCCACGCATACAGGAGCATCAGGTTGGGCCGCTCCACGCCATGATCGTCTGGATGATAGAACACACCCCACACCGTTGCTGCCGAATAGTCGCTTCGCTCTGTCTTGAGGAAGGCCGTGTCCATCGAGAGGATGACGGCCTCCATGGGGGGTGGGGTCTTCTTGTCCCACACCTGCCACCACTCGCGCTTGATCAAGGCCCCTTCTTCCGAGGTCGGGTCCTGCTGATACTGCGCCATCCACTTCGAGACGGGGACCGACTGCTTCAGAGCCTCAAGCTCTTCCAGCTTCCAGAACTCCGGCCAGAGGGCTGCCCCTGATGGAAGGATCGCTGGCAGTTCGATCACCTCCCACTCGTCGCCACCCTCTTCCCGGGTTTGCCTCTCGATGAGCTGACCCGTCAGGTCCCGCTTCGACCACCGTGTCTGGATGACGATGATCGCGCCGCCGGGCTGCAGACGCTGCCGGGGGCCGGAGGTGAACCACTCGTACACACGGTCATAGACCTCGGGGTTTGTCGCGCCCAGTTGGGCGTCCTGTTCTGAGTGGGGGTCATCGATCATCAGAATGTCGGCGCCGATCCCTGTCATCGAGCCGCCGACACCGATGGCGAAGTAGGTCCCCATCTTGTTCGTGTTCCACCTGCCAGCAGCCTTACTGTCCTGCGAAATCGAGACCCCGTCGAAGACATCTGCGTACTGCGGTGAGTTGATCAGGTTCCGCACCTGACGACCGAAGCCCACGGCCAGCTCGCTGGTGTGCGAGGACTGGATGACCTTCCGGTTCGGGAACTTTCCGAGATACCACGCCGGGAAAAGGTACGACGCGAACATCGACTTGGTGTGCCGGGGTGGCATGTTGATGATCAGGCGCTTCAACTCACCGCGCGCCACGCGGTCGAAGGCATCGGCCATGATCTTGTGGTGGCTGCCAGAGACGAACTCAGGCCACATGCGCTCGACGAAGGGGAGGAAGTTCTCTTGGGCCGCAAGCCGCTCCTGCTCGTCCTTCAGGGTGAGCAGGACCTCAAGGGCATCCTTCCTCTCCTTGGGCGGCAGCTTGTCGATGTCGGACTTGAGGGCGGACAGGTCCATGAAAAACTCGCGTGAATGTTTTTTACAACATAACACGCGAGCTTCAGATGTTAAGGGATCATTGCACCCTGAGGAGCACAGCGCCCTTCTCGGTGACCTCGTAACACGCGGCGTAGGCCAAGTTGAAGCAATCCTCAACGGTCTCGACGGGAATGACCTCCGGCCCGGCGCATGTATCGAGGACCGCGAGCACAGCCACCGCTGCCAACGCGCCCTTCATTCGAACCGGCTCACGTAGTTATCGCGAGCCCAGTCAAAGACGGCGCGCGAGACCACCTGCGCATCCGCGTTGTGCAGGCGGCTTTCAGGCCCCCTGCCATACCTCGTGACCATACCGAGAACCTGCGAGAGAACCCACGGCTGCCTATGCAGGTGGTTCTCCATCCGGCTGTCCTTCTCGACCAACGCAAGGGGGTGGCCCTTGATGAACGCGCGGGCAAGGTGGGTGGCTCGGGCCATGCGCCTCACGTCGAAGGTGCGATGCATATGCATCCCCTCGCGATCCTTGTTTGCCCGCTGCCGGTTGAGGCCGTTCTTGGCCATGCGTGCCGACCGCTTTCGCTTCTTCTCAAGGCGACGGATGATCCGCGCCTCTTCCGCCAGCGTGGCGGCTTTCACTTTCAATTCGTATGACATGTTGCTTCTCCTGTTTCATCTGGGGTGAACTCGGGGGGAAGCTGGGGGTGCTCTGATCTAGGACATGTGCCTTCCTCTACGGCGAGGTGGGGGGGATTTGAACCCCCGTGAAAGCGTTTTAGAGACACCCGCCTAACCACTCGGCCACCACCTCTCTCGCGGGTTGCCCCCCACCCCCGAAGGGGAAGGGGGCCTCTTGTGTGGCCAGCGCGGGGAGGACACGCCAGCCTCAAAACAGATAAGGAACAGGGGCGTAGATGTCAACACACAAATTGCCTTGACACGAGCAGTGGATGTGTATAAAGAGGTGGCCATTGGGTGGGGGCACCCATAACCTAGGAGAAGTCCATGAGAAAATTTCTGGTACTGACGGTGTGTGGAGCGGCTCTTGTGGCCTGCGCTCCGCCCGCGCCGACACCCATCCACGACGACAGCGTCCACCCTCCCGGGAAGGTCGGAACCACGCAAAGCCTGCTCGGGCTTGCCCAGCAAGCGGCAGACAAGTTCGGAGGTGAACCCGAGCCACCCGTCTACGTGAAGCCGCGCCCGCGTCCCTCTGACGGTCACGAGTGCTTCAATGCATGGGGCCAGCCACTGCCCTTCCCTTTCTGCGACGAGGAGGATGACGATGACACACCCCGCGCTCCCGGAACTACGCCCTCAGGCGGAGATCGACCGGATGACGACACCCCGGACAGGGATGATCCGCGCGATGATCCTGAGCGGCCTGATACTCCTGACAACGATCCTCCCCCGGTAGACGACCCTCCGGCGGATGATCCCCCGGCGGATGATCCCCCGGCGGATGATCCCCCGGC